TTGCTTGGACATCCTCTAGGGAAACAACGGCCCCAACTGTTGCCGTTGTGGCGCTAGTGCCCCCTGTAATTGTTTCGGCTACTGAAAACGCCCCTACCGGAACGTTTATGGCTAGCACCGTAGCAGAGTTAACATTGGTTACCTGCGCGGTGGCTCCACTGGTTCCACCTGTAATTGTTTCCCCGCCCACAAACCCTGCGGAAGCGTTCACCTTCAAGGTGACCGTTCCAATAGGATAGTCAGAAACCCCGCTAGCAAGGACCACAGTCTTCTGCTCAATCGTCCAACGGTTAATCCCCCGATTGGCCCACTCCGCAAAAAGAAGGTTCAGGGAACGCTTCGCCGTTCTCAAGTCATAACCCGTCCTTGCTTCCAAGCCGCACCGCTCAAAAGCCTCTTCGATATGCTCGTTTACATCAAGCTGGAAATCCTTGCTGGAAGAAACCGCCACTTAATCACTTTCTTTTTTTGACCATTCCGCCGCCGCGCATTTTCTTAACCATGCCGCCGCCGCGCATTTTCTTAACCATGCCGCCGCCGCGCAGCTTCTTTACGGGTTTTTTCTTACGTGGTTTCATTGCCATCGATTAATCTCCTATAGAGGTTTTCTCTACTCGCGTAGAGATCAGTGTTTTCAAAAACTTCAAAGCTTTCATCGTAGTAACCCAAAGCCTTCAGAGCCTGAGACTTTTCGTGGAGATTCTTTAGCCGCTGTACAAAGATGATAGCATACTTTTCTCTTACTAAAGGGGAAAAAGACCCGTCATCTAGGAAATCCTCCGGATCATCATCAGGATGAAAACCCATAACCCAAACATCTCGCTGACCAAACATGCCGTCGGCAATGGCTTCGTTCAACGCGTGAAGAAAATCCTCAAAATCTTTCGGGTCTTTTCGATAGCACAGATCAACCACAAAGGTGACATCAAACCGGTCATCGAAACCTGCGATGGTTTGGTACAGAGAGAGGCTATCGTCTTCCGTTTTAAAAACAAAGCCAACTCGGTCCTCGTCCCACGCTGTTTTTGCGTAAGGACATGCAGGGAGGTTGTTAAAAAACGGAGAAGGTGTTTCTAAGGCGTGCTTAGACCACTCTCTTAGCTCAGTTTTTATCTCTTGTTCAAGCATGTCAGGTATAAAGCGTTCTTTTACGGCGGTTCGACATCACCGCACCACATCCCTTGTTAAGCTTACGGTAAGGAGTACCTACAACTACTCCACCCGCAGCCGCTCGTGTAACTTTTGCAGCCTTTGTATTAGCCACAGCAGTTTTGCCGCTAGAAGCGCCCTGCTTTTTCTTACGAGCCGTAGAGGCACGCTGAGACTTAGAGATAGAGGATGCTTTAGCTCTAGGTAAGCATCTGTCAGGGTTTTTTTTATTCTTTGATGTGCCGCACTCACCCGCGATGTTACCACGGCTATCAATTCGGACCCAGTCTTCATCCAACCACTCCTGTAACTTTCCCATGATTACGATTTCTTCCTTTTCTTCGAAGCTTTCGCATAGTTGGGGTCCTTGCAGTATTTGGAAGCCGCTAAGTTTGCATAAGCCGACGGGTACGTGTCAAACGTGCGTTTTGCCCAAGCCTTGCCCGCCGGGCATATTTTGCTGCCCCGGCTCTTAGCCGAAACCGACCCACCTTTGCGGAAATAAGTAAGTTTAGGCTTACCGGGTTTCGGGCCGGTGCGAACTTTCGGCATGTGCCCTCGCGATCTTGCGGGAATGAACAAACGCTTCCCACATCGGTTTAATCATATCGTAGTTCTGTTCAACTTTAACAACAGTGGTTGCGGTTCTTTTGTCCACTTCGATTAAAGTAAGACTTACCCACGCTAAGAAAGAAAAAAAGACTGCCGCAACGGCTGGGATAAGGGTGAGGGTAAAGATTTTTCCCATGTTCAATGCTTTATATCTTCGTTTATGCCGGAAAAAGGGTCTTGCAAGACCTCGTCCAGCCACTCAAGGAAACACCCGGCTTCATGCGCCGAAGAAAAACCCGTGAATTGCAGGAACAAGTCCGGCTCTTCGGAGTCCTCTATTGCGGCAACGTAAAACCCGGAGACAACCATCACAGGGGAATCGAGGGGTCAAATGTTTCGAAAAACGTTGTGGGGTTTAGGGACCACCGTTGACGAACCATTTGACCCTCGGATTAGCTGTAAAAGACCGTGACAGACGTACAACCGGTAAACGTTGCGATAAAGATATCGCTCACCCGTATACCATCGTCCGGGATGTTTACCGAATGCGTGTCCGACGCGTTCAGGTCCATATCAATTACGGTTGCCCCTCCGTCCCCGTCGCTAACAGTGAGTCTGGGAGTACCTGTAGTTGTTTTAATCTGAAGCTGTCGAATACGTGCAGGGCCAACGCCCGCGGAAGTCGCACTCGTCAATCTTTTTGATTTTACGTCAGAACCAGCCATTTAAAATCACCTATTAAGCGAGATTAGAGTTCTGCTGATACAGGATGGTAACTCGGATTTCACCAGCGCTGGTAGCGCCTGTGGTTGTCCATGTGACCCGCTCGTCTGAAGTTCCTGTGTCCGCCCACGCCAGTGCGCCGCCCGCCTCTGTCGTCGGGTATTTACGCCCCACTCCGGAAGCCGCGGTGATCGAAAAAGCATTGACGTACGTTGCATTCCCGCCGACCGTGTCGCCAATACTCAGAACCGCTGTGGCTCCAGCCATGGCGGTCGGGCAGTCAATAACACAATCGATGATCTGGGAGTTGGCGGGGATAATGACATTTGTCGTGTTTGCGGCAGATGCGCCCGCAGCAAGGTCCGTGCCCGTACTAAACGTCTGCGCCATAACAACTTGACCGGTGTTTTTAACATCGGTGCCAAGGGTCGTGCCCGTCGTGGATTTGATTGTTCCGGCCTTAATCGGGCCTGAAAAAGTAGTGATACCCATTTGTATCTCCTGTCGTGGGTTGTGTCAGACGCTCAGTGCGGCTGTCAGGGATGTCTTCTTTTAACACAGTTTGTCATCAATAGAACAGAAAAAAAGGGCGGCCCAAAGGCCGCCCTTTGTCGGAAAGTTTTTTAAAACTTACGCAGCACCCGGGGTGCCGTAAACGCAACGCCAGTCGGAAACACCGAACGAGTAGCGTTCACGCGCCTTGAAGCGCATGTTACCCGTGTCGAAGTCACCTTCCATCGCCGTTTTGAGCGCAGAACGGTTGAAGTATTTAAACCCGTTCGGGGCATCGGTTTTGATGAAGAACGCATCCGAGTCCGTGAGGAAGTGATTAACCACCGCACCTTCCGGGATCATCCCCATCGATTTCATCGCGTTCGTATCGTTATCAGCCGTCCCGCTACGCAGGTTACTGTTAAGGACACGCTCCGCAATGAACTGAAGCTCTTTCGGAATAATGAGCTTCATGCCACGAACCGCAATCTTCAGACCACGTTCGTCAGTCAGGCTAGCAACGTCGATCAGCATCTGCTCCAGCGAGGTCTCATTGAGATCCGCTGCTACAGCAAGCTGGTTACGCTGGTTGCCTGAAAGGGATGGGTGAGCCGCCGAACAAAGGGCCGCACCATCGCCAATCGCAAAAGCGGTGTTGAACGCGTTGTTCAGAACGCCCGCTGCCTTGATCTGCTTCGTCTGCGCCATCGAACGAGCAAGAGCCTTCGTGTACCGGCTAGCAAGCCGGTCATAAAGGTTGTCTTCGATAGCCTCTTCCGTGATCGAAAAGGCCAACGCAATCGTATCGTGCGTGTAACGTGCAGTATAGGTTTCCTGCGCGTCATCGAACGTGATTGCACTGCCCTCGTTTTTCACGGGAGCGGTCGAGAAGCCGCCAAGCATCACTTCTTCTTCAAAGGCGCGGTCCGAAGACTCCTCTTCAAAGATTTCCGAAGACTCTTGTTCGTATCGGTCGTATTCCAGACCAAAAAGAGCGTTAAGTCCGGGCTCAAGCTCTTTCGCCAGTTGTGAACGAGAAATAGCCATCTATATGCCCCCCTAGATGCCGGTGGAGTCGGCAGTGGTCTGCGAAGCAAACCCCCGCGTTCCCGCGTTGAAATGAGCGTTCAAACGCACAATCAGAGGGATACCCGCCGCCGTGTAGTCTTCGTTACCGGCATCGTCAAGGATGCCAACAATACGAAGCGGAAGGGTAGCCGTAGTAGCGATTGTACTAACTCCAAGCGCGGAGTTTGAACGACCCGTATCGGTAGAACCGGTTCGGGCCGAAGTGCCAAGAGAGGCGTTCGCAAAAATCGCGGCTACAGCAGTAGCACGATCCGTAAGCGTCGCATCACTAGCAACCTTGAACAACTGATTTGGGTCGTCGGCAACGAGAGCTTTGACAGGATGATTCGTGTCAACGCTAACCGAGCCGGAACCGGGCCAGTAGTTAAGGAAAGTAGTTTTCTTCGTCACTGAGTCTACGTACTCAACACCCATCAGAACGCCAAGCGCCTGAGTGGTACCACCGTTTGTAGCTCCTGCTTGCCCAATCACGCCAGCGGCGAGGGGAACGCAGATAGAGCCATTAAAGATGGCATCGGTGTTATTAGACGCAATTTCGTAGGTCGTAAGACCCGTTGAGTTTGCGCCCGAGCCGACTAGACCGATAGGACGAAGACCGTAGGCAGTTGACTGATTTGCCATTTTGGATCACTCCTAAAGGAGGTGGCCCCTATTTCCGGGAACCACCAAAGGTTACACGAGATTGACGATCAGGTTGATTGATCGTCATCGATGAATGTGCATTCTCGCGCATCATATCGTGATCCACAGCCTGCATCTGGTCCGAGTTCCGTTGCCGGAAATAATCGGTCCGTTCTGCAATAGTTTCCACGGGAATCCGTGCGAGAAGCAAACCGCCAACTCCAAATACCCCCTCGTATTTACCACTTTCAATAACGGGTGATTCAAAATCCGGGTATTCATCCTCACGGACAAGTTCCCAGCCTTCGCGAAGTTTCGCGCTGATGTTCTTACGGTCATCATAACCGCGAGTTTCAGCCCTAATCCAACGATGTTTGAACCCGTCGGGTGCGGGGGGAGCTTCGAGCATTGACGGTGGAGCCCACGGCTTACGCCGGGCCGTTGAACTCCGGGATTTTTTAGCGCGAGGAGTGCGGTCAGAGGGGCTACTATCGTTCATACCGTTTTCGTCACTCATTTGTTCAATCCTTCACGTATTTCGCGTATTCTTCTAGTGGCACTCCCAGCTTTTTTGCCATCGTGACTTGGGTAGGGGAGAGTCGAACCTGTTTCTTTCCGCGCCCAGATGCAGACCTGTTAACAGAGGCAACCGTCTGAGCGGGTCGTTTGCCAGTGGGTCCGTTATTAAACTTATGGGGGAAGTTATCCGCCATACGCTTATCAAGCTCATCATAGTAGTTTTGGCTACTGGGGTCAAACCCCTCATCTTCTATGAGAGTTTTATGGATTCCAAACGCCGCGTACGTCATTGTTTCGTCAGAACCAAACCACTCACGCTCCGCGGCCCACGACTCTGCTTTAGGGTCCGGTCTACGAGGTTGGGGTTGGGCAGCGGGCTGCTGCACCTGTTGCTGCATCTGTTGACGTTGCAACTCGGCGTGCTGGCGCTGCATTTCACTGTTGCGTTGTGCCTGAGACGCTCGATCCGCTTGAATGGCAAGCGCCGTTATCTTGCGCTGCGCGGACACAAC